TCTTGGTCCCAGCCGCGGTAACTGTCACCGCCGGTGTAGCGCAATTGGCGCGTTTCCACTTCGACGCCTCCCGGTCGATCTGCCTCTGCTGGTATGCGGCGTTCGCGGCCCGCAGGTCCAGGTCCGCCACGGGTTGCACGGTGCTGCGCAACAGCAGGCCCAGCAGGTCACACAACTGCGGCGCGGGCATGTAGCTGGCGCGCCCCGGCACCTGCACGAACAGCGCCGGGCGGTAGTCCTCCACGACCACCTCCGCGCGCATCAGGTCACCCAGGATCGCCAGCAGTGGCACCCGGCAGGCCCCTGCGAGGTGCAGCGGCCCGGTGCCGACGGTCAGGACTGCACGGGCGCTGCCGATGATCTGCCCCAGTTCGGCGATGCTGGTCTGCCCGGTGAGGTCCTCGCAGTCGTCGGGCAGGCCGGGGATCGCCTCCCCGTGCACCACGACGCAGCGCAGGCCGTGCTCTGCGGTGCAGGACATGGCAGCGGCCTCCACCTGCGCGAGGTCCAGGCCCGAGAACTTGGTGGAGCCGATGGGCGCCACCACCAGATACTCCCCGTAGCGCGCAGCCGCCCACGGTTCCGGGCGCACCCAGGGGTGGTCCGGGAGTAGCTCCCGTGGCAGGTCAATGCGGTCGGCGATGCGCGCCATGAGGTTGCCCGGCGCGCAGTAATCCCACCCCATGAACCGGGGCGGGTCGCACAGGTCTACCTCATCGGCCCCGTCGGAGGGCCCGCCGACGCCGGGGAGCATCGGCAGACCCTCCATGGCCCACTGTGTCTCGCCCTTGCAGCGCAGCCCGACCTGTCCGCCGCGTCGCGCGTAGCCGGCGCCAATGCGCGCAGCAACGCAGTAGTCGCCTAGACCGCGCGGGTAAACCAGGTTCACGGGCTGCGCCGCAGAGGGGTCCACGCTTACACCACCGCCACGTTGTAGCCCATGACGGTCGTCAGGTCGGTCGTGTACAGGTGCTGGAAGTCTCCGCGCCAGGTCATCACGATCTTGTTGAGCCCGGCCACGATGTCCTTGTCCGTCTCCACGGACAACTGCCGGCGGTCGCCGAGCAGCCAGGCGTCGCGGTTCACCAGCAGGATCACGGTGTTGTCCGTGGTCGAGCCGTCGTACTGCCCGGCGGCGTTCAGGTCAGTGCGCACCAGGCCGGACGGCACGACCGGAATGCCGGCCAGGAACCCGACCTGCCCGTTCACGATGGGGTTGACATTCGGCGTCGCGCCGGCGGCAGGCAGGAACACCGGGTTGTTGCTGCTGTCCTTGAGGGTGAACAGCTTGCTCCAGTAGGTGTTGGAGGCCACAATCCACGCCAGGCGCGCCACGTCATCCGCGTACTTCCCCATGCCGGCGGGGAGCTGCATCAGGTTGTCGAGGTTGAACGTCCCGAGGTTCGCGTTGCCGCCGGTGTTGGTGAGGGCCTTGTGGCGCAGCCCGTCCCACGCGCGCTTGAAGCTCCCGGTGGCGATCACGCCGTCAATGCCCGAGCCGTCGGTGTCGCCGTCGAGGATGGCCGTGTCGATGGCCTGCGCGAAGGCGACGCTAAACCGGCTGACCAGGTACGGCGCTACGCTGATGATCGAGTCCTCATCCAGGTTGTCGGAGTACCCCTTGTACCCGCGCAGGTCCTCTGCGGCGAAGCTCAGGTTGCGGCTCAGTTGCGCGGCGTCCTCAGTGACGTTGGCGTTCTCCGCGCCCGTGGTCCGGTAGACCGTCGGGAGCCCGCTGCCACCCGGCATGGTGACGTTCTTGCCCGCCATTGGGATGCGCGTGAAGAGCGGTGCCACGCGCGCCTTGTCGTCGATGTCGGCGATCATCTGGCCGGAGAAGATTGTGGGAACCCACTCGCTGGCGCCGGTCGAGGTGTAGGTGTCGATGGCCTTGTGGACGCTGGTGTCGTGGAGGTCCTCGCTGTCCAGGTAGGCCCGCGCGGCCTTGACCGGATCGATGGCGAGCTTGCCGATCACGTGCATGATGTCGGAGAGGTCCTGCGCGGCCTTCTCGGCCTCGTTGCGGGCCTTGCGCACCAGGCGGCCCACAGGCAGCGGCCACACGTCCCCGAGGCCGTGCTTCACGGCGTCCGGGTCAACGCGCTTGCTCTCAGCCTGGATGCGCGCCAACTTCTCGTCGTAGGCCTTCTCGACTTCCGCCAGCTTGGCGTTCACCTGCGCGTCGATCTGTGCGTCGATGGCTTCTTTGGTCAGCGGGTCCTCGGCAGTGCCGCGGCCCTCAGCCTGCTTGCGCTCATGCTCGTGTTCGTCCATGCCCGCCTTTACGGCGGCGGCCATTGCCTGCGTCAGTTCGTCCAGCTTCAGCTCTGCCATGATGGCACCGTTACCTCACAATGCTGACCGTGAGGCCCTTGTCGTCGTGTTGTGTCTCCTCGCGGCTGTGCGCCCCGAGGACGCCGCCGATCTCTGCGGCGGCTTGCTGCAGGTCCGCGCGGTGGGCGTCACTGAGCCCCTCGGCGACCTTCACGATCCCTGTGGCGGCGGTGATGGCGCTCACCGCGGCGCCCACGACAGCGGCGGATGGGGCTCCGCCTGTGCGCTGCCAGTGGCGCGTGATATTGCCCAGGGAGGTGGAGGCAGAGGTGAGGCGCCGGACGTCCTCCAGCGCGCGGGACTCTTCGAGGATGGCTTGCTCGCCGGACTGCCAGGCCACGGGTTCGCCCGGCTTCGGGAACTCCGGCGGGGTCATCCCAAACTTCGCGTAGTAGCGGCAGAGGGTGCGGTAGACGCCCGGACGGTCAGCGTCGGAAACGTCCATGCCACGGCGCCCGTCAAAGAGCCCGGCCATGCACTGCACGACGCCGCGCCAGACCACCCGCACCTCGCCGTCAATGACGTCAGTGCAGGGCAACTGGTAGCGGGTCATGGCTGTGTCGCCCGCCTCCTGCGCCCACTTGGCCATGCGGCGAAACGCGGCGGCGGCGTCCCATGCCTGGTCAATGCAGGGCGCAACCGGGAGGTCGTCCGGGTGGTCGGCCCCGCGCGTCAGGTCCGGCACCGTGATCTGTAGCCCCGCCGCCTTGGCAAGCTCGATGGTCGCGCCGGGGTTGCAGGGGATGTTGCACAGGCTGACCTCCATCAGCCGGCAGCCCTTGGTCCAGTGCCATTTGCTGTCCCTGGTGGGGTACCCGTCGCTGTCGGTCATGTCCCAGTGCCCGAACTCCGGCGAGTACCGCCCGTTGAAGCCCACGGACAACCCGCGCACCAGGCCCTCCTCCACCATCGCGAAGCGCCGGTCGTCCTGCTCGCCACCGAGGTGCACCATGTAGCCCTCAACCCAGTAGCCCTTGCCGGTCTCCGGGCGCACGGTCTCCCACAGGCCTTGCGTGTCCCCGCGCTCGTGCATCCAGACCATCTGCGGGTTGCGCAGGAAGTCGCCAAGGTGGTCGTCGAAGGCGCCGACGTGGATGAACTCGCGGTCCAGGTCTTCGCCCTCCGTGGAGGCCCAGCCACGCACGCGCAGGCGCGGGCGCCCGTTGGGGCCGTCCTCGCGAGCGGCCTTGTCTACCTCAAAGGGCAGGATGCTCAGGTGGTCGAAGCGCCCGCCGGTAACCTGTGCCATTGTCGGCCTCCTGCAGAACTGGAAAAGCCGCCCCTTGTGATGGCGGCTCGTTGGTCGTCGGATGGGTGGTGCTGGGTCAGCGCGTTACCGCCCTCGCGCGCATCAGAACACCGGGCACACCGTGCACCGGCAGTTGCAGATTTCCTCCGCGGGCAGGTCAGGGTCTCCGGGGCCTGTGCAGGGCGTGCCGTCCAGGTCGAACATCTCGCCGCGCACTACGGTCGTCCCGTTGATGGCCGCGTGGCTGTCGCGGGTCTTGTCGTCCCCCACCGCCACCCACTCCAGGCCCGTCGCCCCGGCCTCCCAGTAGGCTTCCCGCGAAGACTCATTGGCGGCGATGCCCGCCTCTGTGCGGGCCACCGTCTCAGCGTACCGTTCGCGGCCGTCCTCGGCGAACTCCAACACCCGCTGGGTCAGTTGCTCCATGTTCTCGGCGTTGGCGAGCCCGTCTGCCAGGGAGGCGTATACCCGGTCGTAGGCGTCCTGTGCCACCGTCTTCATGGCGAAGTCGCGCTTCGCCAGTAGCTCCTCCAGGCGCGCGGAGGGCATGTTGAACGGGATGTCAATGGCGAGCGTCTCCAGCATCGCGCGCCCGGTCTCATCGGCTTCGTCGCTGATGATCGGTTTGAGCATCGCGAAGAGGGCGTTGCCCGCGTCCACTACGTTGAACAGCAGCGTGCTCAGTCGCGGGTCCTTCGCGCGCACCGGGGCCGGGTTGGCCGCCCGCAGGTTGGCGAGGACCTCCTTGGCGAGGTCGTCATACCAGCCGCCGGTCGCCTCCCGGATCGGCGAGATATAGGCGGCGCGCTGCCGGTTGAAGGCCAGGCTGACGCGCTTGCGGGCCTCGGGGGAGAGGCGCTTGGGCGTGGCCTTGATGCGCAGGATTGGCGAGGACTTGGGCGCGCCCTCCTCCTCGGGTTCCTCCTCCTCGGGCTCTTCGTCTTCGGCGGGCTCCTGCGCAGGCGGCGGCTCTGGCGGCGCAGGCTGCGGCTGCTCAATCGCGCCCTCCGGGCCGGCCAACTGCGTGGTGCTGAGCGGCCCCCACCAGACATCACCCCAGGGCACCGGCTCCAGGCCCTCCTCCTTGCGCACCTCATTGATGGTCCGCAGGCCCGCCCGGACGTCCTCGCGGCGCCGCGTGGCGGCGAGTTCCTTGTCCTCCTGCAGGGCCTCCACGTTCGCGAGGTCGAAGCGCACCCGCCAGGGGCCGCCGGGGAACTGCCAGGCGAGCTGCTCATTAATGGCGCCCGCCAGGCGGAGGAGGTAGTCGCTGACCGTCTCCTCCCAGAACAGCTTGCGCTGCGCCCGCGCATTGGCGTAGTCGGCGTCGTCG